ATACAACAAAGCAAAGTATATCAAACTCCTCGGAGAATACATTAACAAATTTATTCAAGATAAACTGGAACTCTATGGAACCGAATAAAGAACTAGAACAGGCAATCGAGAATAAATTCTTGACTCCTTCAAAATTTGCAATGGAAATCGAAAAGATTGTAGCAGAAGAGGAAGACTTCAATTATATTGATGCAATCTGTTACTATTGCGAAACTAACAATATTGAGGTAGAATCAGTATCGAAGTTAATATCCAAACCTTTAAAAGAAAGATTAAAATGGGATGCAACCCGTCTTAATTTTATGAAACCTACATCAAGAGCAAAACTGCCTTTATAATGAAAAAATCAGAATTAATTCATTGGAGATTGCAAGCGATGCTTCGTGAGCATACTTTCCGTGATTTACAATACTTGGGTGTCAGACCTGATAGTATTGGTATCGATCAACATTGGTATCGAATAGGAGAAGCAGAAGTACCTGTGGACTCAATTACAGAATTAGATAGTGAAGAGGAAGATGATGAAAGTGACTCCATTTGAAACCTATCAGTCATATCTATCAATGAAAAGTCATTTTACAAACCGTAAGTATGACTTTTTTAGATATGGTGGTAAATCTCGTGCAACCATGACAGCTTTTAATAAAAGAAAGGACAAGTATTGGTTTGAAAAAACATCAAGAAAATACTCTGATGGTGAAATAGTTGACTTTTTACTTGCCAACTTTGTCACTACAGATAATCCAAAGAATCTATGGATAGGTGAGATTATTAATTCTGGTGAAAGAACATATGCAGATTGGATGAGAAGAAAACAGAGTATCTCCTACTTATTCAAAGAAGAATCAGAAAAGTTATTAGAGGAAAATAATTTAGAACAATTATTTGAGTGTGGAAAAGGACACCCAATCATATTAAAAAGATTTTTAGGTGGGGATATCTCACTTGAAACTTTTGTAATCTATGATATAATATTCTTATTCTCAGAAAAGTTTGATGAGAAACTACTTGATCCTGTTTGGGAGACAGTTAGTATGAAAATAAGGAAATATAAACCTTTCCTAAATATTAATGTATTCAACTTTAAAAAAATACTACGGGAAATCGTAAATGAGTGATTTTTTTGATTCCGATATAGTTCGTGAAGAACTACAAGAGATAAACGAATTGCAGATGTCTATTTACAAGAATGCAATGAAGTTTGGAACTTTTAGTCGTGAAGATAAAGTTGACCACATTGAAAAACTTACTGAGTTATTAGAGAAACAACGAGTTATGTATACTCGTATTAGTCTTTCTGATGATAAAGAAGCGATAGACCTTAAGAATCATTTGCAAAAATCAGTTGAACTCATGGGTTTCCCAGAGGGAACAGATATGTTGCTATTATTCTCTGGTATGTCAAATACTATTGAGAATCTTAAGAAGTCTATTGACAATTGATTATTCATCTGTTATAATCCAATTATCCAAAATATCCAATTTATCCGAGGTATCCAAATGTCTTTTAAAGACCTAAAAAAACAATCTAAACTTGGCTCTCTTACTGCAAAGTTAGTAAAAGAAGTTGAGAAGATGAACAACACGGGCGGTAACGCTGATGACCGTATCTGGAAGTTAGATGTAGACAAAGGAGGTAACGGTTATGCTGTTATCAGATTCCTACCTGCACCCGAAGGTGAAGATTTACCATTTGTAAAACTATATTCACACGCATTCCAAGGTCCTGGTGGATGGTTCATTGAGAACTCACTCACTACTCTTGGACAGAAAGACCCAGTTTCTGAGTACAATTCATTACTCTGGAACAATGGAACTGACGCTGGAAAAGAAACAGCAAGAAAGCAGAAGCGTAAGTTAACTTATGTCTCTAACATCTATGTTGTAAAAGATCCTGCTAACCCTGAGAACGAAGGTAAAGTATTTCTATACAAGTATGGAAAGAAAATCTTTGACAAACTTACTGCAGCAATGCAACCTGAGTTTGAAGATGAGGAAGCAATCGATCCATTTGATTTCTGGCAAGGTGCTAACTTCAAGTTAAAGGCAAAGAACGTTGCAGGATACAGAAACTATGATAGTTCTGAATTTGCATCACCAAGTCCTTTACTTGATGATGACGATGCAATGGAGACACTCTGGAAGAAACAGTTCTCACTCGCTGAAATTGTTGCACCAGACCAGTTCAAGACATATGATGAGTTAAAGACTCGTCTAGACTATGTTCTTGGAAATAAGAAGTCCGCTGCACCACAGTTTGAAGAGGAAGATATTGATCGTGGAGAAGCAGAAGAACTAGTAACTGCTGCTGTATCAAAACCAACTCCTGCAGTAGCAGAAGAAGAGGATGACGCACTATCATACTTTGCGAAACTCGCAGAAGAATAATTACAAGTGATGTGGGGGGTCGTTTGACCCCCTTTTTTTATGGGTTGACTAACTCAGTATTTTCAGTGATTGCTAAATGTGAATTAACAAATTCAGAACTTTTTTCATATCTTAAAATATCTCTTAAGTCATTTGTAAAAATGTTTAGATAAGCAGGTTTCAATACATTTATCTCTCTTTTCTTTTCATTCTTATCAAATTCATATTCTAAATTTGTTACAGCACGAGCGATATTATCAGTTGCAACTGTAAATTCATCTTTATCATCTAATTGGACATATCCACTTTGTGATCTCAGAGTATATTTTGTTGAACTTGGATACTTATGAATCGTTCCATCAATTTTAAAGTTTGCATCAACAATCAAATTAGGTGGTAATATTTGTCTATCTCTTTCATCCCTTATTTCAAATGTTTCATAAAATCTTATCTCATTCATTTTTTCTTCAGAACCATATTTTTGTAAAGCATAATCGTAAACTTGATAATCTTGTAATGGCCATTCGTGATTTATATTAGTTATCCCTGCCACTAAAATTACTACATAATCTAATCTTGAATCACCGTATAATCCTTCTGCAACAGTATCAGGTCGATCACCATCTCCGATCACAAATTTATTAAAAGTTGTTACAGAACTTCTAACATAATCTGCTAATTTTGTTCTACGAAAAATGTTTTTAATAACAATATAATCACCTGATGAATTTTTATGAGATAGTGGTGATTGATATACAATATTTGGTAATTCGTTAAAATATCCCATTAGAATCCAACTCCCTCACCTGCTCCATAACCTGGTAAATAATCTTCGTGATAGATGGGATTAATTTCTTTAAATGTTAAATCCATTCTTATGTTAACAGGAGTACCATCATCATAAGATGCGTATGTTCCAGCATTTGTATAATTAACATTCATTCCAGTTAAGGCAGTTAACTTCATTTTATTTAAAAAAGGATGTGGTAATCCATTTTTTCTGTACTCTAATTGAAATAAATCGGGTGATTGTAAGAAAATACCTTGAGCACTTCCATTAAATTGTCCTGCTTTAGGTGCCATAGACATTTTAAGAGAACGTATAATTGCTTTTACAACTGTTGATTCTTTTTCACTACGAGGGGAGAATGTTATGCTATATGGGAATGACCTTAAATTCATTCCTTGAAATAACAATTCTAAATTACTATTTAAAATTTGACCAGTTGATCTAGCAATTACACTACTTGCAGATATATTTGAACCTAATGCTCCAATCGCTGCACCAGATAATGCTGCTCTTACTGCATTTGCAGTTTTACCTTCTATGCCAGGTATATCAACACCTGATATCATTGCCCTTATAGCTTGTTGAGATTCTTGAATACTCTCTATTGCTCCATTTTTCATGAACTTTTGTGCAACTGCTAAACCAGCAAGTTCAAGTGCATTCATTTTATCATCACCCCAAGTCACTTGGTTTGAATCATTTACCTCTTGTGGAATTGGTAATTCAATATTATACTTAGTTTTTTTCTTTGCATTAATTCTTGAATTAGCATCTGTAAATTCTGTTACAAACTTCATATCTTGAACTTTACCATCTTTTGTGTGAAAATCAGCTCTTGTAGGTTGTACTAAATTACCTTTACCATCACTTATTGTGTAATTTTTTAAATTTCCTTCTGTTGTTACAATAGTTTTCTTTGTTCCATCTGCAAGCTCTATTTCTGCAGTTGAGTTTTCTAATTCAAAACCGAAATTTGAACCCTCATCTGGGGGTACGTACTCTACACACTTTATTAATAAAGTATCGCCAGTATCCTCTCTTCCAGATCTTGCAATTGGATATGACATATAAGAACTATCGCCAAAAAATGCTGGTGCTTTGGGCAGTTCAGATTTTTTCTTCTTAAACTCTTCTCTATTTTTTTTAGCTAATTCTGCTGCTTTTTCACTTATACCGCCAGCATTTCCAGACATATCGACCTATGTAAATTATTAACTATTTAGCAGGATTTTTACAAAAGGTAAAGTTCTTAAATCTCTTAACTCCATTTCATCTACTTGATATAATCCACCAACCACTTCTGGAAAGGTATATTGCCTCATTTCCCCCCAATGATAGTTAAGACCTTTGAATCCCCATTGAAAAACATCAGTCACAGCGACAAGTGGATGTGAATCATATGCAATACCAGGTGTTTTCGCACGATATACAAAAACATAATAATTTCCTGCAACTGGAACATTACTTCCTTCAGTTAATACATCTAATATTTCTGTTGCTAAATCATCGGGACTTTCATTACCGATTAGATTTTTCATTATAGGATCTATTCTACTCATATGTCTAACTCTTTTTCTGTAATTACTTTAAATTCCCACATTCGGTCAGCACAATATTCTCTTGCTGCTTTCCATTTTGCCTGATTTCTAGCATATTCAAATGCTTCACGAATATAACCTTTAGTTTGTCTTTTTGGTTTTTTAGGTTTTGTTGTTTGCTTTAATGGTTTAACTTCAATTAGATATCTTTTTATTTTACCTGTATTCTCTTGCACCTTGATATAGAAATCTGGGAAATAACGATGAACACGACTATCATGTGGAGAAATATATGGTAATGCTATCTCTTCACTTCCCCATTCTAAAATTTTTTCATTCTTGTCACAATACACCATAAATTTTCTTTCCCAGAGTGATCTGTAAATAATGTTAGTTGGATCACCTTTGTACTTTCTAGGAAAGGATGGATAGTATTTTCCCCTATAAGCCATCTAAATAACTATACTATAGAAGTATTTAGAGTGCCAGCACCAAGACCAAGACGAATATCAGATATAATGCCAAAGATTCAGAATGTATCTTTGTCGTCTAATTTTTTAGTTAAATTTGTATTGCCTAGAGGAGAATGTCGCTCATTCTTAAGAAGAAAAGGAATCAATGATCGTTTTATTTCAGATAATGTAGGTTTACTTTGTAGTGATGCAGTTTTACCTGGAAGTGCGATGGCAGCATTAAATACTGCTGGTGATTATCAGGGAATGGTAGAAAAGTTTGCACATACTCGTAACTTTACTCAAGTTAATTTTGATTTTATGGTTGATAATCAGTATAAGTCCTTAAAATTTTTAGAGCATTGGATGGAATTTATATCAGGTCGTTCTAATGGAGATCCAAGTAGTGACACTTATTTTTTCAAAATGGCATATCCAACTGAATATAAATCAAATGATACAAGAATTGTAAAGTTTGAAAGAAACCACTCTCAATTTTTAGAATATAGATTTATTGGTTTATTTCCACTTGCACTTAATTCAACAAGAGTATCGTATCAAAATACTCAGGTTTTAAAAGCGACTGCGACTTTTTCATTTGATCGATATATTTGTGGAGAATCTTCATCACTTGCAAGAGCATTAGGATTAGATTTAAATAATGCAGGTGGAAGATCTGGCAATGCAAGAAATATAAACTATAATGATGCCAAAGCTTTAGACGATATCATTAACCCTAATTATGGGGGACTTTCCTTATTGAATCAAGGATCTCAATTTGATATTGTAAATGGTCGAACTATAACTGGTTCAAACGATACGATTAGTAATAATGGTGGACAAACTGTATATCGTGTGATATAATTAGATTTTAAAAACCACTATAAATAATTTTAACTGAAGTGTAATAATTATTATGCCTTTACCAACCATTTCAACTCCAACATATGAGTTGACTCTTCCATCATCAAACAGGAAAATAAAATATAGACCCTTTCTAGTTAAGGAAGAAAAGATTCTTATTCTCGCAATGGAATCTCAAGACACAAAACAGATTGCAAGATCTGTTAAAGATGTTATTTCAAAATGTATATTAACAAAAGGGATTAAAGTTGATAGACTTTCAACATTTGATATTGAATATTTGTTTTTAAATATTCGTGGTAAATCTGTTGGTGAACAAATTGAAGTGATGGTCACTTGTCCTGATGATGAAAAGACACAGGTTCCTATGTCAATTAATATTGATAGTATTAAGGTTCAGAAAGATAAAGATCATTCACCTGACATCGTATTAGATGACGTATATACTTTAAGAATGAAGTATCCATCTTTAACTGAGTTCATTAAGAATAATTTTGGTGCTCTTGATGAAATGAGTGTTGATGATACATTTGATTTAATCGCATCTTGTATTGATCAAGTTTATTCTGAAGAGGAATCTTGGGCATCTGAAGAATGCACAAAGAAAGAATTAACATCCTTTGTTGAATCTTTAAATTCAAGTCAGTTTAAAAAAGTTGAAAAATTCTTTGAGACAATGCCTAAATTGGCTCATACAGTTAAAGTGACAAATCCAAATACAAATGTAGAAAGTGAAATTAAAATAGAGGGGCTGCAGAGTTTTTTCGGATAAGTATGGCACACGAAGATTTAGTGTCATACTATAAATTAAATTTTGCCATGATGCAGCACCATAAATATAGTTTAACTGAACTTGAGAATATGATTCCGTGGGAGAGAGAAATTTATGTTTCACTCTTACAACAATATGTTGAGGAAGAAAACCTAAAAGCACAACAACAAAATAATGGATGAGGAACAAGGACTATCATCACCAATAGGAAGAGGTATTAGAGGTATTAGAAGAAGTATATCCTCTAATATTTTTGGTGGTCGTCTTGCTCCTCAAGTTCAAGGTGATGGAGTATCAGCAGATATAATTGCAAGAAATTCTTTAGCATTATCAAATGTTGCAAATCAACTTGGAGGAATATCTGAGCAAGTAAACAATATTAACTCATCACTTACCGCTATTAAAGATAATTTATCAATAAGTGATGAAATAGAAAGAAAGAAAGAATTAGCTAAAAGAAAGAGAGAAGCACAACTAGCGGAGCAGGGTTTAAGAGAGGGGAAAGAAGGTGAATTAGAGAAGAAAATACAATTTGCTTTATTATCACCTGTTAGAAGAGTCGCACAAGTTGCAAGAAATATTCTAGGAAGATTAGGAGAAGCATTGTTATATCTTGCTGGTGGTTGGTTAACAAGTCAAGCACTTAAATTTTTACAATTAAATTCAGAGGGAAATATTGATGCACTTAAAAAATTTAAAGATAGATTTTTAAAAGATTTATTAGTTATTGGTGGTATTACTTTAGCTCTTACTGGTGGTCTTGGTAAAGTATTTGGACTAGTTAAGGTATTAGGTTTACTACTAACAAGATTAACCTTTGGTGGATTTTTAGTAAATTCTTTTAGGAATTTAGGAAGTTTTATACTAAGGAATGTTTCTAAATTTATTAATTTTATAAGAAGAGTTGGTATTGGAGGATTAGCAAGAAGAGGTTTAAGATTAAGAAATTTATTACCTCTTGGGTTTATTTTTCAAAATAGAATTGCCAGAGAAGTGAAAAAATTTTTTCAGGGAGCAGCTGATGATTTAATGAAGTATCCATTTATTCAAAAAATGATGAATAGATTTAGTCAAACGAAAATAGGAAAAAATTTATCTAAGTTTAGTAAGAGTGGTGGACTCAATAAAATGTTAAACAAAGCTTTTGCACCATTGATAATAGCTCTTGATACATTCATGGGAAAAGCAGAATTAGAAAGAGCAGGACTTGAACCATTACAAGCATTAATTACATCATTTGCAAGAGCAGTTACTCAATTTGCATTATTTACTGGTTTTATTAAACTTACGAGTTTGGCGGTAGGTGGTATATTTGCGGGAGTCGGTGCTTTACTTGGTAGTGTTTTTCCAGGAATTGGAACCGCAATAGGTGCCGCTAAAGGATTTATGGTTGGTAAAGGAGTTGGAAGTATTCTAGGTTTCTTAGGATTTTTATTCCCCGAACAAATGAAAAAACTCACATTCGGATTGGTTGATCTTGAAAAGTTCTCTCTTCAAGCTGACAAATTTGCAACTGAAACAGGTATGACACTTTCAGGTGTAGATAAAGAAACAAAGAAGAAGGTTAGAGGTGCAGTCTTTGATAATAATAATGATAATAGTTCCACTACAGTATCAAGCGATGCAATAGAGATAAGTAAAATTATTCCAGAGAATGGTGAGGGAACAGGTGGTGTGGTCGCATTTAAAAGAGAACAAACAAATTTAAAATTGAATGATCAATCTGCAAATATAATTGATTTAACAGAAAGAAATCAAAAGAGAGGCACAGCCTTTGCTGGTGGAGGTGATGATAAAGGGGGAGTTGATGGTATTCCTATCATTGATTCATCTAATAAAAACGATGATCAAATACTAGTTGCGAAATCACTTATGAATCTTAATCTAAAATAATGGCAGAAAAGAGAAAATCACTTTTAAATTCATCATTAAGTATTAACTCAATTAGAGGTTCAGTTACGAATTTTTCTAAAAGTTTACGAAGATCTGGGGTTCTAGCATCTGATATTGCAAAAAGAACTAGACAAAGTAATATTTTTAATCAAAATATAATATCTAAGGAGGATGAATATTTTAGAAAAAGAAGAGAAAATGTTAGAAGAAAGGCAAGAGAAGATGAGTTAGAATCATCAAGTGTTAGTGGAGTTACAAAAAAAGAGGGAAATATAGTTTCAAGAAGTACTAAAGGATTTTTAGGCAGAATACTTGATTTTTTTGGTATCATACTTATTGGATGGTTTGTGAATAGATTACCAGAAATTATAAAGGCAATACGTAACGTAATAAAACTCATACAAAAAGCAACAGGATTTTTGACAGGATTTCTGGATGGTGTAAAAGATTTTCTAACAACTATGGGTTCTGGAATTAAAAACGTCGTAGACTCATTTCCTAAATTTGATTTCATGCAATTTAAAAATGAATCTGAAAAAACATTAAAGGAAACAGAGAACAGAGCACAAAAAATAAATGATGCGTTTACATTTGGATTCATGGATTATGGTAAGCAGATTAATGCAAGTTATGCTGACTATCCAGGTTATGTTGAGGGTGGTGAGGTGGTAATTCCTAATGATGATGGAGGTCAAGTAGAAGAAGGTGAAATTAGTGAGGATGATGGGGAGGAGACATCTGAAACTACAGATGACAGTTCTCTGATAACTGCAATTCGCCCTGAAGAAGAACAGGATAATCTAGAAATACAGGAAAACCAAGGTGAAGAGGAACTTATAGCGAATCTCGACAAATTAAATAATTCTTCAAAAAGACTTGCAAAAGTATATGATGGTAAAAAAAATAAAGTAACTAAAAAAGTTGAAGAAGGAATGGCAGGATTTGGTCCTGGTGGTTCTGGTGGTGGCGGTGGAGCTCAAAGCTCTGGTGGTGGCATCGTTGGTGGCACTGCCACTAGTGGTAAAAAAGATAATAAATTTGAAGCTAGTGGATTTGATGATGAGGATACCTCAACAGATGATAGCACCTCGATGGGAACACCAGAGGCAGGTGACTTTTATGTTACAAAAGGTGGACAAGGAAATAAACAATCTTTTTATCATGTATTACAACCAAATGGAAAAATTAAATCCATAGGTAAGAGAAGACCTGATGGAGGAAGTAAATTTACAAGAAGTCAGATTGTAGCAGCTGGAAATGATTTAAAATCTCAAAATATTAAAGGTGTAGGAACAAATGATAAAATGGAAATTGTTTCTATACTATCAACAGATACATCAGAGGAAAATAATTCTGGATTAATTGAACCTATTGAAAAACGATTTGCTAATCTAGAGAAAATTTTTAAAGATGATCGCCCAACGGTAATATTTAAAGAAATTGGATTTGATAATACTAATATTCAAATGCCTAGTGTAAGTGGTGATGCATTTAAAAATATAGATTTTTCAAACATGAATGATAGTGAAACAATGATGAAAATTCACTCATTACTATTGGATAGTATTTAAATGGCAGCAGTAGACCCATCAATTTACGAAAAATTTACTATTGAATCATCAGATGGCAATAGAACTGTTGATATAAGACAGGGTGTTGTTGGTTTTGTATATTATGAAAATATTCTTGCACCATCAGTTACAGCGACTGTTGTGGTGGTAAACACTGGTGGCACTATTAAAAATAAAGAGGGAAAGAGACAAGGTATTTACAATGGTTTACCATTAAGGGGTGGTGAGAGAGTCGTAATAAAAATAGCAGGTAATTCAAAGTACAATGATGGATTAGATTTTTCTGAAGATCCAACACGATATTTTTACGTTGGTTCTATATCAAATGTAAGTGTTGATGCTGAAAAAGAAATATTCACTTTAAATTTAATATCTAGAGAGGCAATCACCAATCAAACAGTCCGAGTGGGTAGAAAATTTCCGACATCACAAACAATTTCTGATTCTGTTCAGGATATAATAAAGGACTATCTTAAATCAGATAAAATAGGTATAATTGATCAAACACAGAATAAGTATGGATTCATAGGTAATCTTAAAAAACCGTTTGCAATCATGACTTGGTTAGCATCAAAATCTGTTGCTTATGTTGGACCTGGTAAAGATAGTACTGCAGGGTATCTATTTTTCCAAACACAGCAAGGATTTAACTTTAGATCTGTTGATAATTTAATAGACCAATCACCATTTGAAAAGGATTATACCTATAGTCCAGGTGTTGTTAAATTTGATGATCCGAGTAAAGACTTTAAGATTATAAAATATAATATTGATCGTAATCAAGATTTATTAGGTAAGTTAAAGAGAGGTGCTTATAGCAGTGAGAGATATTATATAAATCCAGTGTCATTTAAACCAGATATAAGACATTTTAAATCAAGTGATTACATGGGAAAAGATGGTATTAAAAATTTAGGAGAAGGGAAAATACATCTACCCAGTATAAGTGAGAATGATGATAGATCTTTAGGTGATTTACCAACCCGTATTTTTGTTGGTATGTTAGATGTTGGTACTGTAGAAAAAACTACAACCGATAAAGGATGGAATGATCCTGCCGAGATAAATGCAGATCCAGCAAAAACACAAGCTCAGTCTATGATGAGATACAATCAAATGTTGACTCAAGTGGTTGAAATCACAGTTCCACTTAATACAAATTTGACAGCTGGTGCAGTTATAAGATGTGTGTTTCCAAGTATTGATAGAGAGAAGAGGAAGACCCCAGACTCAAATTCAAGTGGTCTATATATGATTAGTGAACTCGCTCATTACTTTGATAATAAAGGTTCTTACACAAAATTAAAACTACTTAGAGATTCATCAGGAAGAAAATGATAGAAAATAATTTACTCAAAACAAATTTTTTAGGAAAAGATGGATTCCGATGGTGGATAGGTCAGATTGCACCTGAAGATGCACAAGGAGATCAATTAAATGAAATAGGAAATGCTTGGGGTTGTAGACTTAAGGTTAGAATATATGGTTATCATCCTCCCAATGAAACTGAATTAGCAAATGATGATTTACCTTGGGCACAAGTATTATTGTCACCTCAAGGAGGATCTGGAAAAGCAAATCGTGCAAGGTCACTTCGTATTTCACCAGGTGATATTGTCATGGGATTTTTTCTTGATGGTGATGATGCACAACTCCCTGTTATTATGGGTATTTTTGCGAATAATCCTGATTATTATGGTGGTTCTGGTGAATATACTTCTCCATTTGAACCATTTACAGGTTATACAAGTAAAATAAAACCAAATCCATCTTTTATCGCAAAAAATGAAGGTGGTGCATCATCAAAAGATAGTCAAAAATCACCAACATTTGTTACTAAAGAAATTGAAGAAAAATTGAATGAGAAATTAAAGAAAGAAGAGATTCAATTAAAACAAGTCATTGATTCAGGTGAACTACAAAAAAGATTAGACGAAGCAGTTGGTGAAGCAAAGCAAATATTGGAGTCAGGTAAACTTCAAACAGGTCTTTCTGATACAAAAGAAATTGTAGAGGGACTAAAGAAAAAGTATGGATTTCCAACCACTCAAGCATATAGTGGTATAGGTACAAAAATTATCTTTGCTGGTGGTGGACAAGGGGATGATACTAATTCAAAGGCATTTAATAATATAAAAACCACCCTTGAAAATACACTAAAAACTGTTAACCAAGCAACTTTCAAAAATACATTCAAGGGTATTTTTGATGGTGCAGATGAAATAGTTTCATCAGCAAAAGGAATGATAAAGGATATGGTGGGCACTACATTTGATAGTTTAGCACCAGAGTTAAATAGTGGTTTGCATAAACAATACAAAGATGTATTTGGTGAGGTATTGAACAAAACTGGAAATATCATGCTTGCAAAGAAAGCTGCACAGGATGCACAATTTTCAATGGTAGATCCTATCTTAAAAATACAGGATAGTATACCTTGTATTGTCAAAAATATTACAGATAAATTAAAACTTGATGTTGCAAATTTACTTACAGAATTTGTTAATAATGTTGAAAATTTTACGGACTGTATAGGAGATCAATTTATTGGTGCATTATTTAATGACATTATCAAAGGTATCAATACAGAACTTGAAGATGGATTAAAAGGTGTTGCTGAGATATTTCCTGATGCAAATATTGAGAACTTACTAAGAGATAAGGCAGAGGGTATACTGGGAATTGCTGAAATATTTGATGATTGTGATGTACAGAACGCAGATTTAAGCGGAAAAACAAATGGTTTTTTACTTGGAATAGGACCTCTTAATATTAATCTTGAGAATATTGCAGGAGATATTCTTAGTATTGCAAATGCTGCACAAGAATTAAAAGAGGCAGCAGCAAGTCCAGGTGGAGTTATCGGTAATCTAGGTCTGTTTGATTTTATGAGACCAGATGTGAGCACACCAGGTTTTAGTAGCACATTAAGTGATTGTTATACTGGACCTCCTCTTAATTGTTCTGGCATTAAAATTAATCTCTTTGGTGGAGGAGGATCTGGTGCGACTGGTTCACCTATATTAGGGGCTATTATAAGTGATACATTTGCTGTTCAAACTGCGAGTTTAATTGGAATTAATTTACAAAGTGGAGGTTCAGGATATACATCAGCACCATTTGTTGAGATTACAGATACTTGTCGTAATGGATATGGTGCAGTCGCTAGATCAGTGGTTGATTATGATCCATCGTCTCCAACTTTTCAACAAGTTACTGATGTGTATATCGTTAGTTCAGGTACAAATTACCCAGTTATAGAACCCGAAGAAGGCGATGATGGAGTATATACAGTTGATCATGTCGTTGTTGTGGATGCAGGTCAAAACTATACACAGAATGACAGAGTGGTAGATGATAAAGGAAATGTTTATAAAATGTTCCTTGATGAACAAGGTAGAATATTAAATGTCATTCCTCCCGACCCAAGCACAAACAATTTAGAACCATATACAACTCTTCCTATAATGGAAGTTATATCAAATACGGGAACAGGTGCACTTTTAAAAGCACAACTAACACCAAGACCTGAATATCAAGGTGAAGTCAAACAAGTTATTGATTGTATTTCTCCTCGTAATGCTGGTATCGTAGGATATATAAATGGTGAGCCATATTACGGTGCTTTCCACATAATGTCTAATGGTACTAAAATGACTGGTGTTAAACATACAGGCAATGATATGATAATATACGATACACCACAGGAAAGTCGGACATCTAGAGGCATGATGTCTACTACAACTCCAATCACTACAGTTTCTTCAGCACAGGTACAAACAAATGTTTCCAACACCACTACAACGAGTCAGCCTGATACAAGTAGTATCCCTCAAACTGACCCAGTTGACACATCAAGTCAACAAACGTCTGGACAGAGTTACACTCCTCCTCCTTCTAGTCCTCCTAGTGGTGGCGGGTCTTCGGGATCAGGTGGTGGATCGTCAGGAGGCGGTGGATATGGAGGAGGGTACTAAATAAAAATATGACGTATCCAGTAAACGAACAAAATTGGCAAAAAAGATCATATGATTCTTATGGTCCTCATTTTAGGATTGAGACATCTAATCCTGAGTTGGGAATGTGTGGAAATGTAGCATATAATTTATATGGATATGCAGATTCAGGAGATATAAGTAATATTGGAATGACTGGTGATGGTAAAGTTCATGTTTATGGCGATCAGACAATAACAGTTGCAGGAGGAGCAAAGATAGATAACGGTGGAGTTTGTGTAAAAATTGTTGGTTTAAATGGTGATGTAACAATAAATGCAGAAAAAAATGGTGATGTAAGGATTAGTGGTAAAAATCTTATTTTTGATGCAAAAGAAAACATTGAATTCACTGCAAATGGTAAAGTACAAATGAACTCTCGTGAACTTATTGCTACAAATCAAACTACAACAAGAATACATGCGAAGAAAACTAGATTAAGTGGCACAAACCTTGACCTTGATGGAGGAACAAATATAACATTAAGAACAACAAAAGGACCAATCAAAGTTAAAAGAATTACAGGGAGAGATGTAGATTGGGCAGCAGCTTGTTTTGCAAATACAAAAGTTCCCACTTCTGCACTCGTTTAATTTTATGTCAGATTTCAAAACAGGAGGAGTACCAACTCCAGATTACGATAGTGAAAATGTATTTAATGTTTATAAAAAAGCAGAATTTTCTCAGGATATTTTTGTTTATGGTGATGCCTACGCATCATCATTTAATGGTGTTGAGATAAGTGTTGTTGGTTCAACACTTACATTCACAGTCGCTGGTATTGGTAGTACAAGTCTTACACTCTCTTGACGATTTTTATACATATGCTATAATAAGTAAAAATTATTCATATGGAAGATTTTGTATACGAAGTTATTGTAGACATCTGTGCTAAAACCTTCAAACTTAAAAGTAGCGATGGAGATAATAAGATAATTGCGTGTGAGGATTCTGCAGAGTTTATGAGAGTTTTACAAGTATGTGACCAAATGCTTGAACCACATATGATTAAATATGCAGAATTAGCATTAACCACAGATAAATAAATGAAATACAAGATAACTACCAACTTCTGTTGGTTTCGTGGCGGTAGTATGATCGTTAAAATGTATTTCATAAATGGTATGCCATTTACTTTTGATGAATTGCCAGAGGGACATTTAAGAGATCAAGACCTAATTAAAGAAGCAGATAAGCATCGTACATACAACGATGACGAGATGTATCAATATTATGGATACCTTGTAGAAGAAGAATTACACCCGTGTTTGTTCCCAGTCGATTTAGAGAACCCAGAAGAATTGCCAG